CTCCGATACTGCCGCCGACTAGGGCCAGACTTATATCCTGGTCCTTGCTGGCGAGGGATGACAACCTGTCATCTCCCACAGGGAGGCCGAAGCCTACCCCGGACACCTTAGATAGGTGACCGCCACCCGAGCTTTATGCTGACGCGCTCGGGGCGTCCAGTACGCTCCAAGTGCTCGGCATCGACGCTCTCGCAGTCGATGGCTAGGCGCCGTTGCGGTACGTGAGGTACAAGACCCCAGTCCGCTCGTGCGCTGCGCAGGAGACACTTGAGAAGGGCACCATGCCCTCGGAGTTGGCTCTCCGGAGCTTTGGCCACCATGAACCAGCCCCTGACTAGGGGGCTATGGTGGTTTGGATGAATGCGCTGGTATTCATACCCCAGCGCAGACTCCCTGCCCAGCACAGTTGAGCTGGATGACACGTTCGGGAATACTCCGAGGAGTTTCCTTAGGTGGTTGTCCATATACTGCGCGCAGCGCCAAAGTCCTCCCCAATAGAGGAGGTTCCTCAACGCAACCGCAGACTCAACTGAAGCATCCTGCCGTCGTGTTGGGAGATTCTCTCTGACCTTGACTATACCAACGTCTTGGCCATCATAGAACTCCCTTCCGCAAGACTCCCGGAACCTTCCGGTCCAGTATGACTTGCTCACGTTAACTTTGTGTCCAAAAACACTTAGTTCGTGAACGACGGACAGCACATAGTCTCTGGGGACAATGAGATCATCCCCGAAGACACGCACCTGCTCGCCGAAACGCCTGATAAGCGTCCGACGAGAAAGTGGAGCGTTGAGCTCCCTTTCAATCCCTAGAAAGACCACAGTCAGGAAGACCATGGCCTCGAAGGGGAAGCAGAGAGCTGAACCCATCGACGCGAACTTGGCTAAACGGATCACTCCGTGGCCAGGTACGTCAGCCTTCCGGGAACGACACGCTTGAACCGCCTCCAGCAATTGGGGGTAGTCCTCGAGCATCGCCCGTACATGCTGATTCGAAACGCGATCGGAAGCTTCGCTCAGATCGAGCGTGGCAAGGTCCCCGCGTTGGGACCCGCGATGAGCAAGAGCCCGGTTGGGCTCCTGGTCATCAATTCCGATGACGTGCGAGAGGAAGTCATCCTCCTTAAGCACATCCTTGAACACTCGCAGAAGAGCTTGCTGCGCATATTGCATCGCAGTCGGCTCAATAGCGATAATTCGAGGCGTTTTGATCGTTTTAGGAACCGAGATCACCCTCACGGGAATCTCGTCTCCGGGTTCGAGGTATGTCACCTCATCGCGGATCATCTCCCATGAACGGGAGTTAGCCGCGAGGAACTCTTGAGCGGGGAACACCCGCTCAAGACGTCTCGGCCAGGTCCGTTGGTCGAACTTACCGTTTCCGGTAAGTCGATCAGCGGTCGCGCCTGGCCCGTGCTTGGGGATTAACCTACCCCAATGGACCTCTCGATCCATCTTCGCGAAAAGGTCGCCGAAGAGCACACCAGACATGCGCTTAAAATCCGACAGGTATGCCGGATCCAAACGCTCGTCTGATAGACGGACATCCTGCTCACACTGGACGAAGTCAGACATGGCTTTCGCCTCGCGTTCAGAAGATACCACCTTTCGGTGATAACTCTGACCAGGAGTATCCCCTTGCGGGGACTCCTCAGAGTACGAAATCTTACTGAACATCAGCGTTAACTGACGAACAGCATATATTGCTTCCACGTCAGGTTCGTCCAGCAACACGCCACTAACAGGATCAAACACGCGTCCAAGGAAACCCGACAGAAATGCCGGGAGACCAGTACGACGTCCGGGTGCTCGTTTGAACCCCGGAACGTCCGAAGGGACGACAAAGCCTTGGTCAAGCCACTTTTGGGTAGCCTTTCCAAAGTCTGCCAGAACTACGGCAAGAAACCATAGCCCCTCGTGTTTGACCCGACACTCGACGTATTTTACGTCAAGTGCGGCGCTAGTGCAGCATCGCGCAGCTAATTCATACGCTGCGCAGGACCAGAGAGACATCAGGCTTTTCATCGCTACCTCCTTACTCGGGGGTTGGCGAATCCCTAGCCCGATGCGCCCACGGAACCTGTCAGAAGACCCTTGTACAGGGTCCCATCCAGTGTTCCACCAGCAGGCAAAGGGCCTGAACGAGAAGCACGATGGCCGTCACCACCTTAGCGGTGAGCGGCTTATACGGCAACTCGTCAGAATCCCAATCGCGGTGCCTCTCGACACCGTCTGTCTCATTCTCTGGAGTGTCATTTCCAGTAGACATGAGTCACCTGCTTCCGTCATCACCAGCGTTGAAACTCCAGCGACGCCTCCGTCCCCGTACTCGAACGAGTACATAATGGGTAGGAGACGCTTGCCGTAGAATGACTCCGGGAGACCGATCTTGATCTCCCAGGCGTCTATCGTCAGGCGTGCTGGGGCTCCATTGTGCGGGCAGAGGCCCCAAGTTGGATTCAGGACCCTTACGAGGGATCCTGACCTTCTCAGGACTCACCGCCCAGGAGCTTAGTGATGACGGCGTCCGAACCGGCTGTGAACAGGGTCTTAAATCCTGTGTACACGGCCAGGGCCTCGGCGCTCGTGAAGCCTGCCGGAGGGAGGTCGAAGACGAGGTAAAACCCCATCCCGACCTTCACATTCTCCGACGGCTTGAACGGGTCCGAGGTCATCTTGGACTGATCGATGCGCAACATCCGACGCGTGCGGTTGCCGTACTGGTGGCTCGCGCGCACGACGATGAGTCCGTCAGCGCTCGTATACTCCGACTCGTCATCCCCCACACTTGTGCGGGGGAGCGGGTACGTAGTCGACGAAATCGTAACGGACAGCGGATCGGTGAACGACATGGGCATCTCTCCTAGGAGCCTCGAAAACAACCGAGACATCCCATTGGCGTTTAACAACGTCGAACAATGGATGTGGTTAGCTCCGGGTAATACCCAGGGCTGCCGCAATGGCCACCTGAACCGGGTTGAGTCCCGACCAAGTTAGGCCAAATCCAAAGGGTGTTGCCTTATGCCGGACCTTCGTCTCAGAGACTAGGGTCACGACCTGAGGTCGGACGTTCCCATCAATGAATCTTGTGGGACCGCCGAAAGAATAGCGCACCGTGGACACAACATGCTCCATGATGTAGCCGTACTTCAACACCAGGCCGTAGATCACCATATCGGTGACGTTGGAAAGAACATCTCCAACGTTGGTAAACCAATCCACGGCCCAGCTCCAAGGTGACAGGTTCCAGACCACGTCGGGTGTCAAGCTCAGTCCGAAGACTTTGCGAGATGCCTGCGTGGCCCTGACCACACGACTCCTTAGACTATAGTCTTTGGGCGTGTAGTACGTGAAGGCGCCAGCGAACCAGCGCCTCCGCGCTACCGTTGTTCTACGGTAGACTGTCCCCTTGGCCGAGTCGTTGGTGAAGAGAGCTGTATGCGACGGCCGTATGTACGGCGTCGTGTTGGCTCCCACCACCTCGGTCGTCTCGGTTAGTATTTCTGGTTGGAACTCAAACCGGCGGCGTACCAGCTTACCGGAATCACGCTCAAACTGAGTCATGATCCGGTGAGCGTTCATGACGGCGCCAACCAATTGGTTGACGTCGTTACGAATTGGTACCCATCCAAACTGGTAGTTTAGGTATTCCTCGGCGGTTGCCTTTCGGGCCGCCTTGGTGCCTTCACGCCAGCGACTCAACGAAGCTCCGCTCAGGTCGGGTATTCCCTCCCTGAGCAGCTCTCCGAGAGCCACGGATGTATCCGCTGTGGCATTGGTAGGCTTACACCTGGCTATCGCTTTGGCCCCCCACGGGTCAAGCTGAGCATTGCTGCTCGCCTGATAAGGCGGGAAGTCTGCTAGGCCAGGTGCACGTGGCAGTACCGCTCCACTGTAGGTACAGTAGGAGTAGAATCTGCCATCGGAGGTCTTCCGGCCAGAGAAGGTTTGTCCTTGGATTTTCTCCAGGACGTACTTCTTCTGGGAGAAGAACTCACCACCAATGTCACCGGTGAAGCGGCGGCTACGAATAGCGTCGCCCCACCCGGGATGGTTGTCCGAGCGAGTCACCTCGCTCCCATTCCACGACTCAGCTAACAGTGTATCCGTGGCAGATCCCTTCGTGTCGTTAGACCCGTTGGGCTGTCCGGTATCCTGTGTGCCGTATCGTATCGTCCCAGAACGTATTCCCCGGTAGGGGAGCGCTCGGGATTTGACGACGAACACAGAGTCGGTCATGGCAACCAGAGCTCCTTGAATCCACCGGACTGACAAGTCCGGAATCGGGACCAACAACGGGAATGGATACCCGTCTTAGGTCTCGTCCACTGCACTACGCGTAGGGGCCCCGTT